CTTATATGATGGGGCAAGAAGATAATTCTAATTTTATTAAAGATTTGTTAGATATGGAATTAGAAGATTCTTCTATTCCTACAGCTCAAACTGTATTAATTGAACGTATAATTAATTTAGATGAATAGTTGACAATCACAAAATAAATCAATAATCTATAGGTGTTGGGCTGATAATCCAACACCACATAAAGGGCGTATCTTGAAAAATTTACAAAGTAGTTTTTATTCAATAGCGGAGTCAGTAAAGACTACGCCTACGTTCCTGCGTGGTTTTTACTTGCTTGGCTTATCACCAAGCCCGCTACTGAATAGGAATTAATATGATTAATCAATCGTATTTAAAAGAAATTTTAAATTACAATCCAAGCACAGGTTTATTTACTTGGAAAACTGAAAAGCGTTATGGGATTAAATTAAATAAAATTGCAGGATGTAACAGTCATGGCTATATTGCTATAAAAGTTAATGGTAAAAAATATGCAGCACATCGCCTTGCTTGGTTATATGTTTATGGAAAATTTCCTAATAATATGATTGACCACATCAATGGCATAAGGCATGACAACAGGATTGAAAATTTAAGAGATGTAACAAGTGAAATAAATCAACAAAATCAAATAAAACCTCGAAGTAAAAATTCTTCTAATTTTTTGGGTGTTAATTTTGAAAAGAATTTAGGGAAATGGAAAGCTCAAATACAAGCAAACAAAGTAAAAAAATATTTAGGATTATTTGAAACTCCCGAATTAGCATACGAAGCATATTTAATTGCCAAGCGTGAATTACATGAAGGTTGCACATTATGAAATTAATACCTAAAAATTGGGAAAAGTTCCAACATTATAAACATCGTTCACCTCCATGGATTAAATTGCATCGTGATATTCTTGATGATTTTGATTGGTGGAGTTTGCCTGTTGCTAGCAGAGCGATAGCACCATGCCTTTGGTTGCTAGCATCGTGTGAAGAAGATGGTATATTTGATGCTAGTCCTGAAAAGCTAGCTTTTAGATTTAGAATGACTGAAAAAGATATTCAATTAGCAGTTAAACCTTTGATTGATAAGGGTTACTTTGTTTATGCTGACAATACGCTAGCATCATGCTATCAAGATGCTATGTCAGAGAAGAGTAAGAGTAGAGATAGAGAAGAGAAGAAAAGAGAATTGGTCGTTTTAGGTAGCGATGAATTTAATGATTTTTGGAAAGCATATCCAAAAAAAGTTGGTAAAGATAAAGCTATAACAGCTTGGAATAAAAAGAAGCCACCATTGATTGAAGTATTGGAAGCATTGCAATGGCAAGTAATATCTGACCAATGGAAAAGCGGATATATTCCAAATCCAGCAACTTACATTAATGATGGTCGCTGGCAAGATGAACCACAAATTAATAAGCCACAGTCCAAATCATTTAAAGAAGATACGATGGCAGCAGCTCGTTCTATTTTTACAAACTCAAGTGGCATCCCTTATTACCAAGCTAAAGAGATAGAGGTTAAAAATGATGAATAAGTTACCTGCCGAGTGGGTTGATAGAATATTTATGAGATTGCACGGACGTTTTGGCAATTCATTTACAGACAAGTTTAAACTAGGTCAGATTGTAGATGGTGTTGATATTGGCATTGCTAATGCCAAACAGGTTTGGGCTGAGGAACTGGCTGGTATATCGCCTAACCGTATTAAGAACGCTTTGTTGCATAACTATGATTACGCACCATCTTGTGACCAGTTTAAGGCTCAATGCAGGTCTACCATTGAAGCTCATAAAGATTTCGTTGGATTGCCACGCAAGTTTACTGCTGAAGAACGTGAAGCCAATAGAAAACGCTTACAGGTCACTTTGGACTCATTAAACATTAAGAGATTAAATTGACCGAAGATGAGCAAAAGGTTTATGACTTCATCAAAGAAATAACAAATGTATTTGGTGAGTGTGAATTTATTGCCAAAGGTAACTTAAATGTTACTGTAAAAACCAAGAACTATATACACAAACGATATACAGAAATAATCCCGTATGTAAAACCAAAACAAGTCGAAAAGGTTAAGAAAAAATGAAAAAAATATTTATTTTGCGAAATACAAACGTTGTTGATTATGCCTGTGATTACATCCGTTCATTAGAAATTAATGATGTAAAACCAAAAAAAGTTGTTATTGATGAACTGACTCGTACTGGCGAACAAAACGCAAAGTTTCACGCAATCTGTGGTGACATTGCAAAAAGTGGTATTGAGTGGATGGGTAAACAGCGCACAGCCGAACAATGGAAAGTTTTGCTAGTATCAGGTCACGCTGTAGCAACTAAAGAAGGCAGCGAGATTGTGGCAGGGTTGGAAGGTGAGTTTATTAACTTGCGTGAATCTACTGCTTTAATGACTAAAGCAAGAGGTTCAAGTTTAATTGAGTATGCTGTTGCGTGGGCTGTTCAAAATGGAGTAAAACTAAATGATTATAACTAGAGCTTGGGCTATGCCTAATCACAATACATTTTCTATAAAACCTATAGAAATTTTAATTGATAAATATATAAATGAAAATAAATGGTTAGACCCATTTAGTCGCAATAGTCCATTTAAGAATAAAACTATTACAAATGATTTAAATACTGAATTTGAAGCAGATTATCATTTAGAAGCATTAGATTTTCTGAAACAATTTGATGATAATTCAATTGATGGTGTTTTATTTGACCCACCATATAGCCCAAGACAAATTTCGGAATGTTATAAAAATGTTGGTCGTAAAGTTCACATGGAAGATACGCAATCATCTTTTTATACAGAAAGAAAAAAAGAAGTAGCTAGAATTGTTAAATCAAAAGGTATTGTTATATCTTTTGGATGGAATAGTGGTGGAATTGGAAAAACATTAGGATTTGAACTGCAAGAAATATTACTTGTAGCTCATGGTGGCGCACATAACGATACAATTTGTACGGTCGAAATTAAAAAATGAATAAAATAGCTGTATTATTTGCCAGGAATGATAGTCGTTATAAAGATTTTGATATATATGAAGTTTACGACATTAATCGAGATGCAAGAACTTTTTGCAAAAAAATGCCAGTTATTGCTCATCCTCCTTGTAGAGCTTGGGGTCAATTATCTCACATGGCAAATCCTAGAGAAGGTGAAAAACAATTAGCATATTTAGCTTTAGCTCAAGTTAGATTAAATGGCGGTGTATTAGAGCATCCAGCAAGTTCAAGATTATTTAAAGAAGCTGAATTACCTGTAGGTATGTTTTGTGATGAGTTTGGTGGGTTTACAATAGAAATAGACCAATTTGATTTTGGTCATGTTGCACATAAAAGAACAAAATTATATATATGTGGTATTGGATTTAATGATTTACCATCCCCCCCCCCAAGAATACAGCATCTACAGATAGGTCAATTTGTGGTAATGTAAAAGGAACTAAACGTTGCACACAATATCAGCGTGAATATACTCCTGATGCTTTAATTGATTGGATAACTGAAATTTGTAAAAAAATATGACCAAACAACCTAAAGACAAAACTTGTAAAATATGCCGAGAAAAATTTATTCCTATTAGACCATTGCAATCTGTCTGTGGGTTTGATTGCGCTATAGCCACTGCAAAGAAAACTAGAGAAGTTAAAGAGCGCAAAGAGCATCGTGAGGCTAAACTAAAACTCAAGTCAAGAGCAGACTGGCTTAAAGAAGCGCAAGCCATATTTAACCAATACATTAGACTTAGAGATGAAAAAGAACCTTGCATTAGCTGTGGAACAACGGCAGACGTTCAATATGCTGCTGGGCATTATCTCACTACAGGCGCACATCCTGAATTAAGATTTAATGAATTAAACGTACATAAACAATGTAATTCTTATTGTAATAATCATTTGTCGGGAAATATTGTTAAATACAGACAAAATCTAATTAATAAAATAGGATTACAACAAGTATTATGGCTTGAAGGACCACATGAGCCAGCAAAGCTAACTATTGATGACATAAAAGACATTAAAGCACTCTACAAACAAAAGATAAAAGAGCTGAATGAAACTCAAACATAAAATTTATTTAATTGTATTAACTTTTCCTATATGGCTGCCAATAATAATTTTATATTTTTGGATAGT